CGGCCAGCAAGAGTAGAACAGCGGAGACCGAAATCGGGATAACCACGTTGAGCAGGAAGTCAACGAGTGGGGGAGTAGAGGTAGTCATTCGTTCTCTCCATTCGTGAACCAGCCGACGACCAAGCCAATGAAGAGGACCCCAAGGACCGTGAGCATCACGCATAGCCACGCGCCGATGACGTCCGTGACAAATTCACCAAAGGTCATCATTCGGCTCCTGTCATTTCGTCCCAATCGGCAGGCGTGAGGCCAGTCATCAGGAACTCGCGGTCATCGGGGGAGAGGTGTGGCATGACGTTCTGGATAAGCTCGCCGCTTTGCCAGCGACGAAGCTCTTCCGGGGTCACGTCAATGTCCTTCGCGTTCCATCCGCCAGTCAAGGGAGACTTCTTGGAGATAATCATAGGACCTCCTTAGCCGACCATAGTGACGAAGATGGTGATGGTGGCAATCTGGACACCCAGTTCAGCCATCAGCCAGCGGATATCCTCATGCACCTGAACGTGCGTATGGGCCTGCGAGAGGCCGAGCACCAGGCCAAGAGCAATATGAAGCAGATTTTCCATTGTAATCCCCTTGTTGGATGGTGATGTGTACTATACGCACTTCCGTATGCTTATGGATATACGCGGACTATTTGGTCAGTTCAGACCAGCTAACCGGGAACAGTTCGCCAAGTTTGGCTCCAATGATCTCGGCAAGCTCCTTCACCTCACGCTGAGCATGAGGATCGGTACGTTGCTTGTAGAACCTGGCGTAGGCGGCAAGTGACCCTGTCCAGTACCAGTTGACGATGCAGCCCTGCGGGAGGACGAAGCGGGCCTGTTCGGGACCGACGCAGAGCAGCGGAAGGTAATCGAGGTGTGAGCGAAGGGCGTCCAGTGGTGGTGCTTGGCGAGGTACGCGATGAGCTTTTGGTCACGCTCAGAGAGGCGCTTGGTAGACCAGCTACCGCAGTACTTCTCCTCCCGGTCATAGCTGCTTCCACGACATGGTTCACCTTTTACCACGTCAGCGCCACACAGGACGCAAGGAAACTCAAAGTTAGCCTCAGGGTCAGCCGCAAAGCTCACCCGCGCCGCCCTGACCACGCTCAGGTCATCACCCATGTGGTCGATGTACTCAGCCTTGAGTTGACTCATAGTGCCCCCATACAGAGATAGACTTGGTGTTGCGAACCGCATACGCGGAGTAGCCAGTAGTCGGCCACATGAGCCACGTATCCTTTTTCGCAAGGTTCTCCATGAGGTCCTCAGCGGCCCTCGTAGCGAAGTACAGTTCGTTGGGCTTCGTGTTGTGGATGATGACCTTCTGAGGACGCTCGCTCATGCGAACCCCCAAGGATCCTCGTCACCGAAGAGTTTCGTGTGCAGCCAGATGAAGGCCGCAAAGAACCATTCCCACAGCATCACTTGACCCTTTCGCAGACGATCTTGGCGTAGACCTTCGCGTCGAACAGAGCGATGGCCGCACCCACGGTTTCACCACGCGAGAGGCAGTTGTAGTTGCTGGTTTCCATACCAATGTTGGTAACGCTCGCAGCGGTTTCCTTGGTACACTCTGCGCGAGGCGTAGAGAGCGAGCAGATCAGCAGGATAGTCTTAAGCATGAGCATCGTCCTCTATAAGTTCCACATCGATTGCTTGAAGGAAGGCCATGCCTTCCACTGTGGGTCGCCACATACGCCCAAAGGCGTTCCCGACGATCCTCGTGGAGACGAGACCCATCGATGCGGCCATTGCCACGTAGCCCGCATTGCGGCGCGCGAAGTCTGATTGGACACTGAAACCGTGCTGGTGAGCTTCGATCACAATGCGCGCCAGATTGGAGTCAATACTGGAGGTCATTAGGTGTCCTTTCGTTTGCTTCTTAGTGAGTTTGTGCCCAGTTATCGCCAACGGAAGCGTCGCTATCGAGGCGCACACGGAACCCGTAAGGTATCCCTGCGTCCCTAGCTGCACCCGTGACTATCCCTGAGACCAGTGTGACCTTGTCCTCGCGGCAGGCAACCTGTAGCTCGTCATGGATCCATCCGCAGAACACGAAGTCTCCCTCCCATCCCCACTTGAGGCCAGAGGCAATCAAGCGGTCATACGCAGAGACCAGCCAAGTCTTGCACAGGACAGCCTCGTAGTTCTGAATGACGGCGTTGAGTGCCGAATGTTCGGACCTGACGGGGATCAGTCGACCATCAAGACCCTTAAGGTGCTTACGGGACTTGAGGGCCTTCGCAATCTGGCCCCTGATCTTCCCCAAGCCCTGCACCTTGGTCTCAAGGCGGCGTATGATGACTGTACCTTCCTTGACCCATACAGAGCGAGGCTGTGAGGGATACCAGATGGAGCCGATCTTGGGAGGGAGAGCGCCGAAGAGGAACGCATAGATCGTCGTCTTGGACTTCTCGCGGATCTGGACGTGCTTGGGGTTGGTCTTGTCGTACTCAAGGTCCATTGGCAGGCCACAGATGATCTTTCCGTGATACCAATGGATGTCACCGCTGAGGATGACATCGGCGTAGGCCCCCTTGTCGTAGAAGGCAATCATGTGGGCGAAGCAGCGAAGCTGAGCGCCCGCAAGGTCCGCACCGACCAGCTTCCAGCCCTGAGGGACCGTGAAGAGGCTTCGACATTCCTTGCCGTATGGGGCGCTTACCTTAGGTACCTGACCAAGGTTTGGGCTGTAATGCGCAGCGCGTCCAGTGTTAGTACCCATAGGGTTATATTGACCATGAATACACCCATCCACGCCTACCATCTTGAGCCAGCCATTGTCGCCATCTCCAATCTGACCTAGCCTCTTCTGGACCAACAGATACTCAATGAGATCCTTGGTCTCAGGCAGTTCGATCTTGAGCAGTTCCTTTTCGTCCACCTGGGCACGTCCACTGATGGTGAACACGGTAGGTTTCCAGCCTAACTCCCTGAGCTTCTTCTCGATGTGGACCCGTGACCCCGGATTGAAGGTCACAGTCTTGTACTTCGTGACCTCGACGCCCTTGACGTACCCAAGGCGCTTGTTGTCCCGCTTGGGGATGAAGACCTTGTCGACCTCCTGCCAAGAGCCAAAGGTGGCTATCAGCTTGGTCTCAAGCTCATCCCGGCGAGTCACCAGTTTGCTGTAGAGGTCAGTCGCAGCGTCCTCATTGAAGGGCCAGCCCGCATCCGTCATCATCAGGGTGACTTCTTGGACGCGGTGTTCCAGCTCTAAAGGGACACTGGGGTACTCCCAAGGCTTCAGATGGAACAGGAGGCGCTTATTGGTCCTCACGTCCTGGTCCATATAGTCCTGCATGGTCTGAGACCAGTTGTCCCACACGCCGGGTAGCGGATTGCCCTTCTCGTCGTAGCCAAACTCGTCCTTAGGTTCCCCAAGGCGCAGGCCCCAAGCCTTGAGGCTATGGGATCCAATGAGCTTCGGAGGGAACCCAACGCGCTTCTGGTCCTCACGCTTGAGATCCGCATGGATCACTCGCGAAATGACGAGGGTGTCGGTACGCCTGCATCCGGGGCGAGGTGCCCACCTCTTGACCTTCCAGAGGGCCCTCAGGTCATAGTCGAGGATGTTGTGGCCGATAAGCTCATCAGCCTCATAGAGGTACGCCAGAGCCTCATCGATCTGATCGGGTCCATAAGACCGCTGCTCGCCTGTATCGATATCGATAGTGCCTATGCAGTGTATCTTGGAGACCTCCCGCAGCAGACCGTTCGCTTCGATATCGAACAGTAGCCGCATCAGTTACCGACCTGACTCAGAATGAAGTTGGCGATGGCGATGGCATCCTTCGGGTTCACGAAGACGCTCATGTCCATTTCGCCATCATCGATCTTGAAGCGGATCTGGTTGAACTCTTCGTCCACCTGAACCGTCAGTTCGTCGTTATAGTCCGCATCGACCCGCAGATAGGCTGATCCGGTCACGATCTGGTTAGCCATGCTTTGCCTTCCTTTGGTATGACCCTTTTCCCTTCTTGGGGCTCATGATCTTGGGTCTATTGTCCGCAGCCACAGGTGTCCCGGCGTTCCCCGCCCGGACCCCTAAGGCCCTTGCGACTGGGTTGGCCATTGGGTGTCCTTTCGCTTACTTCAGGAGAAGCTGGAGGTTCTTAATGAGGGCTTCGATATCATCAAGGTCAAACGAATAGTCCACGTCAGAGCGGCTCTCGCTGCCCACATAGACTCGGTTGAGTCGTCATCGCGCTTGAAGGTCAGGTCGTACTTGTAGCTATCCTCGATGGTGAACTCAGCGAGCGGCTGATCGACCGGCTTCGGGTCACGCAGAATAGTATTGGTAATGGGCATTGTATGTCCTTTCGTTCCTAGTCAGGCGCAAATTCGCTGGTAACTGCCAGCAAACGGCCAGTGTCGTGGTTGTACTCAATGGTATCCGCGAGGCCTACCAGGCCGGTCTCACGGCACTTAAGGACACGAATGTCCGACTGGTTCGCGGTGTCCTCGTCCTCGGACTGCTGGTCACGCTCAAGTGCCACCACGTTATCCGATAGCTGCTTAAGCGCCCCTGAGCCGCGAAGGTGACTGAGGGTCACTCGACCGCCTTCCTCATGGGCCTTACCTTCAGGCTGCTTAAGATGCACAATCCCAAGCACTCCGACCCCGGTCTCTTCGATAAGGGACCGCAAGTTGGTCATCAGCCTGTCGATATCTCTCCGTTCGCCCTCGGTGCTTGACTCCTGCCCCGATATCACAATCGAGATATGATCCAGCACGATGAAGTTCACGCCAAGGACTGAGCGCATATAGCGCATCTTCGAGAGCAGCCTTTCGCTCGCCAGTGACCCGAAGTGGTCGTAGAAGTACATTCCCTTCTCGATGACTTCCTTGATGGACTGTGCCCATTGGTCCTCCGACAGTAGGTCAGGGTTGGCCCTGAGGTTGCCCAGCTTGATATTGTTGTGGAGAGCGATGTAGGCCTGTGCGGTCTTCTCGACGTTCTCTTCGAGATAGATATTGCCTATCGAGAGACCGTGGTCCTGATGGAGGCCATAAGCCAACTCGCGGGCGAAGGTCGACTTGCCGATACCGGAGCCCGCGGTGAGGAGCGTTAGCTCACCCTCGCGCAGCCCTTCGAGCTTTTCGTTGAGCCTTGGGTACCTTGTGGCGTACCCTTTGACCGCAGCCTTCTTGAGGCGTTCTACGGTAAACTCTGCGCCGCTGATGATCCCATCAGGACGCCAAGGCTTCGCGTTCCAGAAGGCAGAGACCAATGGCCCCGCGCCGTCGTTTACAAGCACGTCAGAGGCGTCCTTGCGGCTTAGGGTCATAATGTACGCCTTGCCCGCCGGAAGGGCCTCAGCGGTCTCCTGAGCGGCTTTCTGCCCCGGCTCGTCCATGTCGAAACACAGAACGATCTTGTCGAAGCCATCGAGCCACTCGTAGGCGTTCTTGATGGCCTTTACGGCACTCTGCGCACCGTTGGGGAGGCTCACGACCGGCCACTTGCCATCGAAGGCCTCAGCCACAGAAAGGCAGTCTAGTTCCCCCTCAGTGATGACCACGGACTTGCCGCTCGACCATAGGTGCTGGCCAAAGAGGGGCATATCCTTGCCACCACCGATCACAGAGAACTTCTTGTCGGGCAGACGGAGCTTCTGAGCTACCAGTTCACCCTTGGTGTTCCGATAGTTGGCTATGTGGCACGGGTGGTCCCTGTAGACCCCGACCTGGTATCCGTACTTGCGACAGATATCCTCGTAGATCTTGCGCTTGGGGATATCCTTGTAGGAGGCCTCTAGGAACTCCTTCGGTTTATCCATTCTGTCACCCCCTGAGGGGGAACCTTCGCCTTGCGTTACGGCCTCACAGGCAAAGCAGTAGGTCGAGCCGTCATCATAGAGACTGTTGGCGTCCGACGAACCGCATTGGTCGCAGGGCATATGCTTGACGAAGGTTCCCATGTTACTCACTTCTTGGTCTTGGGCTGGTCAGCCTGAGGCTTCTTGGTGGGCTTGGCGGTGTTCTGCTTGTCCTTTCCGGGGCACCACGGGGCAGGCCAGTGGCGCGGGTGGATCGAGAGTTGAACTTTCTGCATTAAGCCCTCCTATGGCCAAGTGTATGTGGTTAGGCGCGGCTAAGCTCGTAGGTGCGGAAGTAGTAGAGGCTGTCTTCGGTCTCTTTACCGACCGGCCTGTCCGTCTCAACCTCGTAGCCATCGTAGGCATGGACTGTGTACTCACAGACGTTCCTGACCGTACCATAGCCGGTCTCGCCGGTATCTTCCGACTTGAAGAACACCCTATCGCCTACCTTGAAGACCGGACGACCTTCAGGTTTGACAGGCTCAAGGTCCGCGAAGAAGTCCAGTTGTACCGGACCTTCCTCGTCGGTTTCCTCTTCGGACATATCGCGGATCTCAGCGCCAACGTCAGCCAGCGTGTAGCCGTCCTTGGCGATGATGTAGCCGGTCTCCAGTTCGACGGCCTGGGCCGCGTCGATGATCTTGATTTCCATTACGCAGCCTCGATTTCGCTGGGGTAGCACAGGCTGCCCTCGAAGCCCTTGCTGGGCCTATAACTCGGATCGACCCCATCGAACTTGACGACATACAGGTAGGGAACGTCGGGGGTCTCATCGTCGCTCCAGTAGGCCCTGACCTCACCCTTGGTCCCCGCAGGGATGCCATAGACGTTCGGGCGAGCCGCGACCTTGTCACCGATATTGAAAGCCATTGTGTATCCTTTCGTTTGGAATTAGGCCGCAAGCTCGTAGCGAGCGTAGCGATGACCCTTGGCGTCCTGACGGATCTCCGTCTTGATGTTGTAGCCAGCCGCGCGCAGATCGTGGATAGCCGGGGCGAGACGCATGATGCCATAGGTGGCCAGAGCCTCCATCGGGCTGATGGTCTTGCGGTTCTTGAGGTGCCGGAGGACCGTCTGGTTCACCGGATGCGAGGCGCGGGAAGCGCGCGGGTTGACCTTTTCGTAGTGGCGGGACACGTACTTGTTCTCCAGCCAGCACTGGTTCTGCTCGGGACCCCAGCCGTTCTTCCAGTTGGCGACCTCAAGGGTCACGCCGCGCGCACCTACGCCGACCACCGTGGTCACGCGGCCCTCAGCGGACTTGATGAAGTCCCACGGCTGATCGGCATGGATGCGGACCTTGTCGCCCACTTCGTAGCGGTCGAAGTCCATCGGACCCTCCCAGCGACTATTGGACTTCGACTGGTCCTTGAGGACGATCTTGTCACCAGCGTTGAAATTAGCCATCTTTAAGCTCCTTTATCCATGCTTCGGGAATGACACCCCCATCAGCCCACTTGATGCCGTGGCTTTCAGCCCACATAGCGTAAGTAGTAGGTGATCCCTTGTAGATGGGGTTATTGGCTTTCTGGAACACGATCCGAAGATCAATGTCCGGGTTTTGCTCACGAACAAGGATTAGCTTCTGGCGTTCTTGAGCAGTCCTAAAGCGACCTTTGGCCTCAATGTAGATCTTGGCCTTCTTCGCCTTGTAGGGCACAGGGAAGTCAGGGGTGTACCTTGCTTTCCTTGCCGGAACCACATAGCTAATCTTCTCGCCTTCATAATCGAAATGCAGGCCAGCCCTTTCGAGCTGACCCGCAATGCGTTCCTCAAGACGAGACCTGTACCTGTTCTGATAGAGAACCGGCTTAGAGGTCGTAGTCTTCATCGGACCCGGCCTCACCGCCTTCTTCGCCAAAGCCTTCCGACTCGGCCTCATTGAAAGCGTCGTAGCCTTCTTCCTCATCGAAGCCTTCGAGGCTCGCGCCGCCAGCACGCTCGATGACCTGAACGGTCTCCAGTTGCAGGCTGATGCCTTTGTCGTACTGGAACACGTTGCAGCCGATCTTGATCTTCGAGCCGCCACGGACCGCAAGCTGCTTGAGGCGGTCGAGACTCGGCGGGTTACGCGGGTCGAACAGCGGGTGCTTCTTGGCGTCGATCACCAGCGGCAGGAAGTTGCTCTTGGCGTAGATCTGGCACTCGTTGCCGTCCTTGTCCGCCTTGATCGGCAGCTTCGGGTTCTTGATGCCATCCCACTCAAACTCGGCAGCAATTGCCTTAAGCTGCGCCTTGACCTTGGCGAAGTCCTTGGGAGCGAGTTCCAGGCGGGTGGTGTACTTGTTGGTAGCGTACGTACCCTCGGTATCCTTCGTGGTGATGTGCGGGAACACAGCCACGCCAACAGGGGAAACAAAGGTAATGCGTTTTGCCATTAGATGTCCTTGTAGGTGCTTTCGGTCAGCACTCTGTTGACAAGCTCATCGATGATGACGCCTTTCTCTTCGAGTGCGACCATTAGGTCCAACGGGATGGGGTTGTCGCGCTCGATGATCTTCGTGGTAATCTCGATAAGCCGCTCAAGCGAACGCATAGTCAGCCTCCATGATTTCGTTGGGGTTGTAGGAGCCATAATCGGGCAGATTGTCCACCCTATGGCCATTCGTTTGCACTTGTTCCAGCGTTTCCGCACGGATATCCGCCAGAACGTCTCGGTCATACAGCCACACAAAGGCTTCCTTGATGATCTCTCGGAACTTGGTGGCCCTATTCGGAAGACAGCCGAAGCTATCGTGGACGAGGGCAACGCTATGGATACCCTCGGTATTGCAGCGACGGACGACCTCCATCAGGTGGCAGGCGTCCATCGAGTGGACAAAGCCGGGCGCTACAGCATTGGAAGCGCGAATCTTGTCGATCCCCTTAGTCTCCTCCTGCATCCGAACGTCAGAGCGGATCTTAACGCCACGGTCATGCAGGAACAGGGTCACTTGCTTGCTGACGTACTCCGGGTACCGAAGGACGACAGGCAGGCCAAGGGGCGTATGCCACACAAGGGGCTTGCCCTCATGGGCCGTTGCGCGGGCGCAGGACTGGAGGAAGTGCATAGCCTCCGCAGGCCTCCGAACGACCATTTCAATGGCCATGTGTATCTTTTCGGCCAAATATTTGGACGCAAAGTAGCCGGGGGTCGCCTCGCCCTCAATGGAGTACGGATGGTTCTCCAGCTTGCCCTCAAGGACCTTGAAGGCCAGAGGGGCCATCGTGTCATCGAGGTGCTGCTGGCGCATGCCGAACTTGCCACTGGAGTAGCTGTAGGTCATCACGTTACGCTTGACCAAGCTACGGGTGATCCCGTTCTTGAGGCAAACCTGAGCTACATTGCGAAGCTCATCGTTGGCCAGGTCGGCCTTAATGAGACGCTCAGCCAACTCAGCGACCGTCAGGTACACGTCGCCCGGCTTATCGACCTTCACAAGGTTGACCAGCTTTGCGGTGTCCTCGCAGCGCGTCATGGCCGCAAGGTGCTGAAGGCCTGAACAGGTCCCATCGAAGCTCACCGGGATATGGCACTCGGTCTCAGGCGAGACAAGCGCATGGCAAGCAGCGAGGAACAGGAACGGCGAGTCAGCCTCGGTCCACCAAAGGTCTTCCTTGGGGTCAATCATCATGCAACGGATGCGCTGCATATTGTCATCTACCCACTTTACGCGCTCATCGAAAGGCTTCTTGGAAACCTTATCGAAGTCACCGCAGTTTGCCACATGGACCTTGAGCCAGTACAGGCCCTCGGAGGTCAGAGGCTCACCCTCAGCGAACTGGAAGAGCGCACGGATATAGTCGGACCTCTGGAAGTTGAAGTGCGGGATGAAGTACACGCGGCCCCGATAGTCGAGGTTCGCGGGGGTCCAGAAGGTCTGATCCCCGATGTAATCCACCGTGGCAAGGTCGCGGGCCATCTGGAGGCCATCACAGACCGCCACACGGTTAGCAGCAGCCACGTCGGTCGCCTTCTTCTTCCACACGCGGCGCTCAGCGTCCGTCATGTCCTCCCAAGGCTTCTCACGGGCCGGAGGGTCCATGTGACGCCGGGGAACACCGTCGACCTCGATCCGCTCCTCGACGGCCCACTTGAGCATATCGCGGATGAACGGATTGATCTGCCATGCGGTGTTCTGGATCCCATTCACGGCCTCAAGGACCGGGGCCATGAGGCCTTCCTTGATAGCCTGACGAATGGTGTTCTGGAGGACATTGTCCTTGGTCTTGCGGACCATGTAATGCCGATAGCCGTCGATGATGCACGTATTGTCGACCCAAGGCTCCGGTTGCTGGAACACAGGGAGCATCACAGGATGGGTAGCCATGAGCCTGTCGATGATATCACCGGCAATATTCAGGGCCTCCTCAGTGATGGTCATGTGGGGATAAGGCTCCATCACACGAACAAACACAGGGGAGTTGATGCAGATATCGAAGAGCCACCCGCCGATCTTGAGGGACTTCTTGCTGTCCCAAGCGGCAAGGCTCTTAATGCCAGTGCGCTGAAAGGCAGACCTGAAGGCAGTCTTCCGGTGGGACACAGAGTTATGGCGCTTCATAATCGCCTGAGTGATCCTGCCGATCTCCTTCTGACGCTTTTTGTCGCCTTCAGTCCGATCCTTGATGTAGGCAGCGAAGACCTCAGCCTCAGCCGTGCGGGCCAGCATATAGATCGTTTCGTGCTGCTTGTGTTCCCTTCCTACCGACGTAAGGCCCGTTTGGAGGCAAATCAAGGCAATGACCTCAGGATTGAGCATCGAGAGGTCCTCAGGAACCTTAAGTGTCCTTACGTATTCAGTGGTATCCTTAATGTACCGCTGAACGATGGCTATACCACCATCGGTGGCCCCCAAACCTGCCTGCTTGGCGGTGCGCTCGGTCTGCTTGGCGATGCGCTCAGCGGTGAGAGTTTGAACATCGAGGTTCATGTCGATCCTTTCGGTCGCCCTTTTGGGGAGGTAGACGGAAATTAGTGTGTTTTAGGTGGCTAACTGTTTGTATCTCTTCAAGAAAACACCCTTCAACCCTATGGCCATTTGGGTGTTTCCGGGGGAGGAGCCTTCTAGCAGACTCACGGCCCCTCAGCAAGCTCGATCCACGAATTGTCCACAGGCAGTTCCGCGCTGTCCCCCTCGTTACGGAGTGAAGGCGCAGAGATATCAGCGACGTAGGAGCGCCTGCAAATCCTTGCACCCCGGTTCGATTCCGGGCGAGGCCTCCAAGATTTCTCAGGTTTTCCAAGGGCTTGCCTCTCAGGGGTCTGACACAAGACAGCCTCTTCGATAGCCCTATTCCCCTCAATGTCCCCCACCACCCGCAGGGCCTCAGAGGCCTTCACAAGGTCCTCCGACTCGATGCTAGTATAGCCTAGCGTGGTCTTGATGTTCCTGTGGCCAAGGTAACGCTGCATGGTGAACGCATGGACCCCTGCCTTAGCCAGGCGGGTCGCAGCCGTATGCCTCAGTTTATGCAGGGTTTTCCGCTCGTCCACACCGGCCCGCTTGCAGGCCTCCTTGAGGCACCTGAGCAGGCTCCGGTAGGTAGGCAGCCCACGGGTCAAAAGGTCCCGCAGAGCGGCCTCCAGAGGAGCGCTAATAGGCACCGTGCGGCTGTCCCCGGTCTTGGTCCCCCCGGTCCAGTCCCCCACCAATATAAACCCATTCGTTACCATTTCGGGCTTGAGGCGCAGAAGCTCGCCCACGCGCAGGCCAGTCTGAGACAGGATGCGGACCACCAGCGCATGGTCCAGATGACCATACTCGATCAGTTTGGCGCACACGGCGCGCTCGTCCTCGATGCTGAAATGGCGCTTGGGGGCCTCGGTCGTCTTGAGCCAAGGGATGGAAGGCATGGCGACCAGATGGCCCCGCTTGTGCGCCCACCGCAGCGCATGGCTGATGGCAGACAGATATCGATGCAGGGTCTTGGGGTCCCTCACAGGCCGAAAGCGACGATCAGTCGGCTTCATGTTCATCAGGTCCCGCTTGAGTTGGTCAAGGGCCTCCGTGGTCACTTGGTCGAGCGGCAGGCTGTCGCCTAGCAGGGACACGCAGACCTCAAGCCTGCGGGCCTGCTGATGGGTCTTGCATCCCTCCCAAATGGTCCCCGCCTGGCCCAAGAGCCACCCAAGGGTCTGCCGTCCGTTGCTCTTGGCCACGGTCGTGGGGCTGTAGCCCGCCATTAGCTGGCTATCGGCCACCCTCGCGACCTCGTAGCTCGGATACTTGATGCGGGTCCTGTGGCCCATGCGGACCACCTCGACCACCCATTGACCAGTGAGTTTGCCCTTGCGGCGCTCGGCGTAGACAGACATGGAGCTAACCCTTGAAGATTGAGGCGAGTAGGAAGAGGAACAGCAGGATCATAGCAGGAGCCGCCCTTGCTGGTAGCCTCAGGACACGAATGACGATCACCGGCAACGCAATGATGACCATGGTCGACGCCACGGCCTCAAGGGCTGCCTTGATCTGATGCGAAGAGCCTCTGGCCATCACTTGATCCTGTTGATGACCTTGAGGACGCTAGTCATCAATGCGCGCCCCCGTGGAGTCAGAAAGGCCCTCTTGCGTCTCAGGTCCAAGGGATCATTGGCCATGTCGATCAGGTCAAAGCCACTATCCTCGCCTCTGTTGCGCCTCTCATGCTTTGCCAGAGCCAGCATGATGCGGGACATGATGGGCTGGATGGTGTCGAGGTCCTCCATGTAATCCGTGGAGCCGCCTCCGGGCTTGAGCGCGACCAAGAGGAAACCCATTGCGTAGCTCATGGGGATCGTCGGGCTTTCCTTGCGAAACAGGCGCATCACATCGAGCAACGCCCTGATAGCCTTGGCGTCCTCGTCTGCTGGCGGTGCAAAGCGGGTATCCGTCTTGGTAGCGTTCATGGGTCTATCCCCTACACCAGAAGCTCGACCGTGAAGCGTTCTTCAAGGTCTTGGAGTAGGGCCTCGGTGCATTGGTCGACGCTGATATGTCTGGCCCCATAGGACATATAGCCTACTTTCATGCTCAACACAAACACGCATGAATTGACAGACGATCCGTAGATGGTGAAGCCCTTGCGGGTCGCCTTGAGCGTAACCTTGTCTTTCAAACGCATGGTGAACCTCCTGTGGCAACAGTGCCATAAATAAGGGGCGGGAGAGCGTCAAGCCTAAAACCTGGCCCTCCCTCCCTCAGGCCTAGATCAGGCCTTGCGCCACACGCGGACACCGGCCACGCCGTTCTCGGTCAGAGCGCGGCAGATGAACTTGCGGCCCTCCAGCCGCTTGGCGGTCTTGACGCAGGCCGTGTTGAAGGTCGCCAGCTTGCCGCCGGACACGAAGAAGCTCTGGCCCACGGCCAAGAGGTCCCACGGATACTTGGGAGCGCGGACGCTCTCTGGCAGCGGCACGTCCGTATCGATCTTGATGGAGCCGGTGGAGGCGATGGGGGCCTTGAGGGCCTCGGGGGAGACAGCCGCGTTCATGGTGTTGTCCTCTTCGTTGGAGATTTCGGTAGCGGAACGGATGGTGTCGATCAGAGCCATTTGGATAGTCCTTTCGTGGGCTTTAGGCGGCCAGTGAAGCCGAGAGTGAACGATAGCGGGCCAGAGCCTCGCGGGCGGCGTGTTGGGCCTCTGTGGCGGTCCTATAGGCCTCTTTGGTCCCTTGGTACGTCACGCCGTCCAGCGTGATGGTCCAGAACCACGGGCCCCGCGTGTTGGTCAGGTGGATCGATGAAGCCACGGCTTAAAGCTCCTCCATTTCGACGCCGTAGATCAGCGCCACGTTCAGGTATTGCTTCATCTGCCGGGAGGCTTCCTCGCGGGTCGAATAGACCCTCGAATAGGTCTCCGCTCCATCGGTCCACAGCAGGCGAAGCTGGTAGAGTTTGCGACGATTGGCCATTGATAGCACTCCTAGCTGTAGGGGGTCAAGTGTTTGCTTTGAGTGACACAAGGTCACGCTGTTCGACCAGCGTAGCCGTGCGCTTGATGAAGATGGTCTGAAAGTGGCCCCTTTGGGTCGTCTTAGGGTCGACCTTGTAGCGCCTCAGCCGGTAGCCACAGGATTGCAGCACCGTACGTTGCGCTTTCGTGTTGAACCACAGGCGTATCCCGGCGAGGGTCGACGCTCCGCATACATGGGCCTTAGTGAGCTTAAGGCCGTCGTGGCGCGGGTTCGGGTGACGTGAAGGGTCCTGAGCGCGTCCCTTGTATCGAACGTCAAACCCCATGTATCCCATGCCGCCCCCTGTCCAAGGGCCTTGGCCTTCCGGGTTCTCAATGCGCCACACGTACATAACAGAGGCTCCTAATGGTCAAGTGTTTGGGAAAGGCGCAAGCCTTTGGCCTTGCTTTTAGGCCACGTCAAGGGACGGGATCAGGTCCTTAACGTCCGCATTGGCGTAACAGACAGCGAGCGCAAAGCCTCGCGGGGCTGCCGACCAAATGTTCTTGGTCTTCAAGCTCTTGCCCCCAAGCTTGGCCCATGCGGGCGAACCTGACGTTTCGGAACCATCGGCGCGCTTGTAGGTGATCCTCACAGGGTCAACAGGGCGCTTGGGCGGCATGACAAAGCCTCGTCCTGTCCACAGGCAAGTGTGCTTGGTATATGCGTCTTGCACCGGGATATATTCAGGCCATGTGGGATGCACTTCGCCCGCCTTGAGATAGCCTCCATATTCGCAGGGATCAAAGCGGTGATCCGGCTTGCGCCACAAGCGGCTAAGCGCGCCGTTCGGGTTCTCGATGCAATAGGGGGACTTCAAGGCAATGGCCGTGAGAGCCACAGATTGGGCCATATTAGCGGCCCTGTCCTGAAAATAAGGATCGGCCTTGCGCTTGGCCTCCCAATGCCGCGCCCCGCTTGCCGCAAGGTCCGTGCAGGGCGGGAAACCAAAGGTCATTGCGACCTGTCCCTTGAGTTTGTAGAGCCACGCGGGCAGCGGCTTTGTGGCGTCCCAAGGCTCCAGAATGATGCGCCCCAAGCCATGCAAGCGGACTTCCTGCGCTTTGTGCTGGATATCAAAGCAATAGCAAGTGTAGCCCATCGCGGCCCAAGGCTTCACAGCCTCGCCCGTATAGTCAAAGAAGGAAAGCACGATATTGCGCATTGTCATTCCCCTAGATCATTCAGCGGCCACAAGCTGACCATTCGTATGCACCTTGGCAAAGCGGCTCTTGAGCGCGCCATGCGCCACAATGACGATATCAGCCTTGGCCTTGCTGCTAAGTCCGCCACAAGCATGGCAAGCGGCGCAATTGGTTTTCACGCCTGCTTCTTTGGACGCGGGGCAAATGACTTCCTTGGCTTGCTTAGCCTCGCCTGCAAGGCGGGAACGAAACGTGCGCCAGTCCTTGGCCTTTGCGTCCAGATAGTCTTGCGCATTGTCACAAGACGCCATGCACAAGGCCTTGAAGCCTGCAAAGCGCGGGTCGCGCCATTGATGCGTGTAGCCAGTGTGAGAGCGCGCCTTGAGAACGCAAGCCTGCCAGACGAACAGAGGAATAGCCGTAGGATCACCATAGGTACCAAGGCGGAAATCCAAGCCAGCGAACAGATCCGGGAGGATTGCCGGATCATAGTCCAAGCCCGGCATGGCATAGCGCCCGCGCTCATAGGCCCGATAGACCGATTGAACCGATTGCGCCACATTGACATAGCAAGCGCC